CTTTGCTCTAGCACGGACTTCTCACCAGAACCAGGGTATGTCTGGAGCACCATATCCCTCTTCATGAACTGCTCTATATCATCAGCAAGAGATTTACAATATTCGATTCTTTCAGTTTCTCTTCAAAGTGAGGGTTCTTCTGACCCTTCACCTTTGCCATTTCCTTACGGGCTTTCTCATTATTCTTCTGGCGTTTCTTCATATCAGGTTCAAGATATGAATCATCCTTCTTTTCTACAATCTGTTCTTTATAGATTTTCGAGAGATCACTCAAATGAATTTCAGACATTGGAATACTACGACTTCTTTTTCTTATACTTATTTATGAAATTCTTTATACCAGAAGTACCTGTAAGTCTCATTGCATACTCACGATGAGAATCAGTTCCTATAAGTCTTTGATCAGAAGGAATTCCAGATGGACCTGGATAGTTTGTCACCGATTCCATTACATCACGTATCCAGGACTTAAACATATAGTCTTCTTTAGTCACACAGATAAGATGATTAGTCCCACGACGAACAATCTTACCAATTAAACCAGTGTTTAAGTTCTCAACAATATCACCAAGATTAAAGATGTTGCCAGAAATATAATTATCTCTTAAACCTTTAGGATCATACTTAGGTGCAATCTCCCACATCTCTTTAACTTCTTTCTTTTTCTTAACTCCCATTCCAGAACGAACTGCATCAAATAATGCAGTTGTATCACCATCATCAAGTTCCTTTGGTGTTCCTTTTCGGAATGCAGCAAAGTCATCATCAACAACTGCTTTCCTCATCTTAGATGCAGACATTCCTTCTACACCTGAGGAATCTGCATCACGAACTCCCGCAGAGATTACATTAATCATTTCAAAATTATATAAATCTCCATTATACTTCTGTGCCAGATTGTCAAATTCAGATTGACGATCTGACCCTACAACAATATTAACATTCTTATATCCCTGCTCTCCTGCTACAGTAAGAACATTAAAGATAGATTTCATTTCAGAGTCATTGATAATATCCTCTGAATAATCAGGGAACATCTTTTTCATAAAAGAAATCTTCATATCAGGATCCAATGGATTCTTCTTAGGATCTTGAGTTCTGGATGGATAAACTTTTAAATCACCACCTGCTGATGCTTTCTTAGCTGCACTTAAAAGTTTTCCGTGACCAACAGTTGGTGGATTAAATCTACCAAATACTACAGTTATTGTTTCCTCTGAAGAATCAGAATCCTTTCCTTCCTTTCCCTTCTCACTAGATGCTTTTGCTGCTACTTCTGGTTTTGCTACTTTCTTTTGAGTTGGTTCTGGTTTTGCTTGTGCTCTTGGTTGTTCTTTCTTATCTTCTTGACCTTTTGCTTTCTTCTTATCTACAAACTTTAACTTACCATCTTCAGTTGCCGCAACAAATTTTCCACGGGAGTCTAACCAACCACCGTGGCCATCACTTACAAGGTTCAGTTTTTTCGCCTGCATCGATGCTTGCGACTGAGCCTCATTCAGAAACTGAAAGAAACTTTTCATTTATATTGGTATTCCTTATACATTATTTATTCAATTTTTCCGTAGGGTCCAGAATCAGGTGATTGAGAGTTTGCATAGAAATAAATTTCTTTTACAATTTTATCACGTTTTACTTTACTTTGAGATTCTAAAATTTTAGCAAACTTAACTCCAGTAAATTTTGCATACTTCCATTTATCATCTTTTAATTTAACTTGAGCAACAAATTCTTCTTTGGACATATCCATCTTCTGAATATTTTGAATATCCGTATAAATTTCTTCTATCAACTTAACATCACTAAGTTGAGAACTATTAGTATAATTTGGAATCTCTTGCAAATTAAAAGATTTAAGTATCTTGTTCATTGGACCAAAAGATATTTTTCCCTGATTTGCTGCGGTCCCTTGAATCTCACCTTTCCATCCAGAAGGTCCTCCAGAGTCAGACCTCCACTGAATTTCATCTCTATTACCAGAATTCCACATAGTAAAAGTATCCATAGCACTTAATGGATCCTTACTCTTTTTAAATATTTTTGTTCCATAATACTTAACGTCATCTGCATTTCTATCTTTTGTCATATTATAAAATTTAAATGGTTTTGCACTCTGTGCAATTTTTTTCAAAGAAACTCCCATTAATTTATTTTCATTAATATATTGAACCATTAGTTGATTCATCATTTTGATAGTAGCAACATCTTTTAATTGTTTCCAATCTGCCTCAGTCATAGAACTACCGACAAGATAAAAATCTGCTGGACTCCACTTATTAATATTACTGAATAATTTTTCTTTCCTATTCAATTCTTTGAATTTAGATTCAATAAGATCTACTTTTTTACTTCCTCTATGAAAAATCCAATTAACATTTTTAGGAACTTTTGCATAAAGTTCATTTGCACCTTTAACTGACGAAGCAATCCAATCATCTGCTATGTTTATCATATCATCAAACTTAGCATCAACATCAATAAATGGTTTGCATTTTTCAAAGTTACTAACAGAAACATCTGTTACTTTCAAACTACGTCTCAAAGATTTAAAAGCCAAGGCAGCATAAAGACATTGTGCCGACTCTACATTTCTGGTTTGAAGTGCTCCCCTATCAGCACCTTTTCTTACTGGTTTATAGAGGATGACCATTTTATCATTGGTCAGATTAATTACCGTGGCAGGAAAAGAAGATGCTCCAATTTTTTCTCTAGTGACTTTATTTTTTGGTATCTTAGATTTCATCAAGGCACTTTCCACTTTGCCTTGCATCGTTGATCTATCTGGTCCTTTAACTATTAAAGTCGTGCTTTTAGAACTAGCAGACTTTACTGTCACATCAAATTCTCTAAAAGATTTGACTATATTATAAACTTCTTCTCCAAAGTTCATTTTTAATTTTATTTATGGGGTTATAACCCCTTGAGATAGTCCTTCTCGGTTTGATAAGGAACTATCTCACCAGTCTTAAGTTTCCATGCATATTCCAGTTCAGGCAGTAACCATTGATGAACTGGGGCACATGCTTCCCAATTGACCGGTTGAATACAATTCATCACAACTACAGTCCAGAATGCTGCAATGTAGTTAGTGATGGTTAGCATTAAACGTCTCCTTCTTCTCTGTTCTCAGAACTATAAACATCAAACTCACCACCAGGATATCGTGCTTTGAGTTTCTCAACATTCATCTCAATCACTTCATCAAAGGTTGTATCAAGTGCCATACATGCCTGTGCCAGATACCAACAGATATCACCCAGTTCACGTTTCATATGAAAGACATTCTCTTCGTTATAAGGTTTACCTTGCAAGAAGATCTTCTTTACTACTTCAGTAAACTCACCTGCTTCTGCAGATAGTCCAAGAGCAGCAGTCAAGAGTTGTGAGACGTTTGCATCATTTACTTCTAGTTCACTAAGTCGTGCAGCAAGAACAGGCCAGTCAAGACTTGGAGCACTAGTGACTCCTTCTACAAATTCAAGGTACTTTTCGGTATCAACTTTAGTCATGAAAATCAGGGATAAATGGTTCTTGGCAATTTGGGGGAAGTTCTTTCAATTTCTACTTCTTCCCAACTACCACCAACACCACCGTCCATATTGACGACAATATCTTTGGTTGGGAGTTTGGGTCTTTCTAAAAGTTTGACCTCAACTGTTTCATAGATTGGTTTGAATTGGTAATAGTGTCCATCACCTCTTGTCCCAATAAGATTAACGGCATCTTTGATAGAACCGCAATCAGCAATCTTTTTACCAGTTGGATCAAATACAGAGTAGTATCCGTTCAAAACTTAAACCCCTCAAATGATTTCTTTGGTTTTTGTTCCTCATTATTATACTCCTCTTCTCTACCACTGTCAAGAATATCATCTTGTGCTGACTGCTCACAATCATACAAACGCATCTTGGCACGGTCAATACCAACCACAAATCTCTTAGATATGGTTGGATCATTATATCTATTCTTCAGTTGCTTAACCATAATCTGTCCTAGTCCCTCAAGGTCATCTGTAGAAATAAGGGCAAACATAAGATCAGCAGTAGCAGGGAGACCAAAGGACTCAGAAGTGTCAGTAATGTCAACGTCAGAGCTACCATAACCAGAACGAGTGGTCTGGGTGGCAGATACGATAGGGACGTTTGCCTCGCAAGCGAGTCCTCGAAGTTCTTCAGCAATTGCTTTGACAACTGTATATGAATTGACATTGCTACCAGCGCGATATCTTTCGGAAGCACATATATTAAGGTAATCAATGAAAATAATATCAGGTCTAAATGATTTCTTAAGTGCAAGTTCATTAAGAAGTGACCTAAAGTGTCCAGCATGTGCTGATGCAGTTGGGTATTCTTTAATTATAAGAGAACCCTGAGTTTTTTGTGATAGTTTTGTCACCTTTTCCTCAAACATTAATTTAGGAAGATCTGTTATTTCCTGAATAGGTACATTGAGTAGGTTAGCATCAATTCGCTCCGCAATTTTCTCTTCAGCCATTTCAGCCGTGATGTATAATACGTTTTTCCCTCCCAAGAGTGCGGCAGCTGCAACATGACACATAAACAAACTTTTGCCGACACCAGTGCCAGCGAGAGCAATGTTAAGTGTTTTATTCGGGAGACCACCTTTCGTAATCTTGTTGAAATACTCAAGGTCGAATGGGATTTTGTCTTCTTCACGGTGGTATGATTCATATCTTTCTTCATAATCAAGTAAGTAATCATGTCCTACATGAGCATCAAAAGAAACTGCCAGAGCTTCTGAGAGAATACTAGGGATTGCATCACGATCTTTTTCTTTATCTTTCCCATCAGCAAGTGCAATAGATTCCATCAGTGCCAAATAGATAGCACGATCTCTACACCACTTTTCTGTGGTATCACATAACCAATCATGATCTGTAGGAACATCATCAAGATAACTAATGAGTTTTGTAATCTCACTAAAAGTTGTATCATTAATATCTTGTCGTTTTTCTACCTCAATACAAAGGACTTCCTTTGTTGCTGGTTGATTATATTTTTGAACAAATTTTTCGATTTCTTCAAAAACAATCTTTTGATTAGAATCCTCATAGTATTCAGATTTAATAAAAGGAATTACCTTACGAAGATACTCCTCATTGTAAAGAAGATTTCTTAGAATTAGAATTTCAACTTTGTCCATGTGGAATGTCAAATACGAAGGTTATACGTGTTTCATCACCGATGTTAACGGTTCCATGAGGTAGTTTGTTGTTGAACCAAAGAAGAGTTCCTGGTTCAACAATGACAGTTTCTTTGCCGCAGAAATATTGATACCTTCCAAGTATTGAAAGGTGATATCTGTTTCTACTCAGATAGTATGTTCCTTCATCAATATGTGCTCCTACAATTTCATCAATAGGGAGTGAAAGAAAACCGCATCTATGAATGTCTGCATTCTTGAATTGCTTACGTATGATCTTTCGAATCTCACTATGATGAGAATAAGCAGGGGTTTTGATGTTAATTTCAGAGTCTCCCACAAAGTCTTC